GATTCATGCATTGAAACCAAGGTCCAGACCCCCCATTATCGCTAATGAGCTGTCCTTGGCAGCACCACTCAGTGGTGCAGCAGCATTATAGTGGCTAAAGGCCACAACTCTGGTGGGAACAAACACCTATTTAGTGTTTCGGACTGTGTGGGTGGCCAACCCAACTCTATGTTATAGGCCACAGTCAGCCTCCACGTGGGCGAACCACATGAATTTTAGAATGTTTTTGTCCTTAACGTCGCCGCCTACGGCGTCGATAGGCAAGGAGGAGGTAGGGGTCATAGCTTGGCGTGAAAGGTAGTCGTGGGCTGTCATCTGGTAATTTTGGTGGGGGAAAATAGACGGGGTTCTCTGGGGCTGTTGGAATCACGGGTTTGGCAGTGTTTTCCAAGTCAACTCCATCGTTGTTAATTGCAGCAGCAATAGCCGCACTGGTCCCAACAACCAATGCAGCCACACCTGAAAGTACAGAACTACCAACAGGTGGGTATGCAGTCGCGGCAGGGGTGTTGGGGGGAGCAACTGGCCGTGGGGAGGGTTGCACTTGAACCAAGCGTCCACTCTCCACAGCGTCGTAGTACTCCCGCTCGCCACCGTAGCCGCCCTGCTCTATAAACTGCTCCTTCGTGTAGGTCTTCTGCGCGTTCACATCGTACAAGCGGGAAGGAGAGGTCTCTGAATCAAAGAGAACCTGATTCCCTTGGCCCAGGGGAGTGGTTTCATGGAAAACTCTCCCATCCGGACCAATCCAGGTAAGGACACTCATACGTTGAGAGCCGGAGCGACCGGCTCAAAGAATTCGCAGATGTAGGACACGTAACAATCACCGGTTCCACCATAGGGTGTGACGGCCGCTCCGGTATTAGCTCCGGAGGACACGACATTGAGCACTCCAGGGGTAATATCCACCCCGGCACTCCCAGACCGGACATAGTAGTAGTCCTGAGTCTGGCGATCACAATCAAAATCAATGAAGATCGCATCAGCGGCGTTCAAATTTGGGTCAAACGCTTTGGCACTGTTTATCCCACCGCCAATCCACGCCGGTCCAATGGAAGTACTGTCGGATACAGCCATTTGGGCAACAGTGGTTGGAGGATTGTCCGCGTAGTCGTATTGGATAGAAAACGCTACTTTCCCGGGCACCGTCGTGGGTACTGACGGAACGTAGATGAACCTGAGATAATGCCACCGGAATTTAGAGTAATTCAGGGCCATGGGAGACAACCATGGAAAGTTGGCATTTCCCGCGTTCAAAGGGAGAGTATTCAGCAACGACGCGAAAGTGTCGGTTGCGAAGGCCTTAAGGGTAAAAACGAACTCATAGTTTTGAACAATCATACGTCCAGCACTACCAGAGAACTGAGGTAGTATGCTTTTCGTTCGGGTGCCACCCATTGCAAGGGGAATTCCCCGGGGGACACCGCTATTAGCCCTAACCGCCGTTTGAAGCCTATTCTTACGCGCGGTATTAGGAGAAGTCTTGGTTTTGGTCTTTTTCTTTGTCATGTTTTGTATTGGATCCGGCAAACATGCAACCGGACTGTTCATCCTGTCTTCCCTAATAAGGGTGGAGCCGTGCAGTCTCTCGGCATTTTGGTTAGCACGTAAGTATTTACAAGGCCATGCAACATGGTCTAAACGTTTTGGTCCGTTTAAAAGACAAAACCCAAATTATATGTACAGTGAATGGGACCATCAGCACCACCTGGGAAGGTGCTGAAGAGATCCGAAATTCCTCAACGCATGCTTCCAAGTGACACCGGCATAAAACGACTCTAAATTGAGTTGTTGATCCGGTGTGACACCAAAAGCAAGGTAGAAGGAGTGCCTAGTCTCTGGGGAAATGTCCTGGTAGTGCCTTTCCATGTTCTTGGAAAGCCAGGCCATTCCGCCAGAGATTTCGGCGTCAGGGGTCCGACGCCGGCGCTTGGACGATTGGTTGGTTTTTGGGACTTCAATCGCATTGGCGAGCCGGATATAGGAACTATAAAAGTCCTGATAAACCGGGATACCACCAGTAAGCGAGAGTCCACCTTGGCCAACGGCATCCAACCAAGCGCGACACACTTTGGGAGAGCTCAGCTCTTTCAAGCTGAGACAGTCCTTGGATATGGATTTTGGGAAATTGCGCACCATAATGTATGACCCTGCCACGAAAACAGGGTGAGTTTGGCAAAATTC